TCAGCCTTGCGACTTACTATCTTTCGGCACCTTCACCGGTTCTGCACTGATCTGTGCAATCAAATCCGCACGCTTCGCGCCGTCCTGCACCGTCAGCCCCATGTCGATTGCCAACTGCTCCAAATCTTCCGTTTTCAATTCATCCAGCTGTGCTGCCTCCAGATGCCCAATAGGGGAGCCGTCCGCATTTTTCCCGGTATTCACAGTAATACCGCCCGCGCTCTTGTCCGCTGCGCTTTTCCCAGCGGCAAGCAGCTTCAGCAGCCATTCCGGCACGTTCGCGCCCATTTCGGCGGCATTTTCGGCAATGCTGCCAAGTTCGGTAAAAATGTACCACACCAGCACCACCGGCAGAATCAAGCTCGAGTACGTCAGCCCCAGACCCGGCAGGTTTGCCACGGCAATGCTCAATACTGCGTCCGTCAGCGCGGCCACTACGACCACCACCAGCATCCCCGCTTTGTGCCAAATTCCCGCGCGGGCTACGGCACTTGACCACTCGCCGCGGCTTGCCGCCGCTGCACTGCCGCTGAGCCAATCCAGCACCATGCAGACGGCCCAGGCCACCACCAGCCACCCCAGCCAGCCAAACGCCGCCGTGAACGCCCCACAGACCGCCGCAATGGCCGCTTTCGCCGCCAAAAAGGTATTGTTGCTGTTTTCCATATCTTTGCCCTCCATCAGCCCACATACCGGGCCATATATTTGTTGTCCTTCGTCCAGCCCTCGGCCTCGGCCAGCTGGTAGAAGCTCACCGCGTCACCGTTGCTGACTGCACCGACGCAGACGCAGTACGTCTCCGTGCCGACCGGCAGCACATAGTAGCGGCTTGCGCTGATAAGCCGCAGCTTAACGGCCAGCGTGTCGCATTTGTTCATGCCCCGCTGGTCCACCGGGCCGATCATCAGGCACTGCATCGTTTTCCCGGTCGGCGTCTCGCTGATCTGCTCGGTCTGGCCGTCATCCGCCGTGCCGTAAACACCCACCGCATTGGCAATGCCGGCGTAGGCGGTGGGGTCAACACCTGTGCCTGTGGCTGTGGCCCGCGCCTCCAGATGGCAGTGTTTGTAGCCGCCCGCCGCGTTGCCGGTGTTGCCCATAATGCCCAGCGCGTCGCCGCTGCTGACCTTCTGGCCCACAGATACCAGCAGCTTGGCGCAGTGGGCAAAGTACAAAAAGTTCACGGCGTCCGGTGTCTGGCCCGCGTCCAGCTGCACGCAGACGTACCAGCCCCACTCCCACGTTTTATCGGCGCGGTTGGTCACCATGCGCGCCCGCGTGACCGTGCCGGTGATTTTCTTGCCGTCGTAGTACGGCATTCGGATTTTATCGCTGTCCAGGCCGACGATATCAATGCCGCCGTGCCAGGTCTTGCCATAGTTCCGCGTCCAGCCGAAGCGGCCGTATTTGTACAGCACTTCCACGCGGCCCTCAAAGATTCCGGTTTGTTTCATTTTTTCGTCCTTTCTCCCCGCATGGGCGGGGCAGTCAGTCTGTTGTTATGTAGATAGCCTGGAAGTACCCCTCTTGGTCAAATTCACGTGGCGTATAAATGTGCCCATCCTCATATAACCATGCGATACCAAGGACTTTGCCACTGAAATCAAAGCACGGCACGGCGATATACATGCTATTGTGTCTCGGAAGGCCCATAACAATAGTTTCTTCTGGGCGAGGCGTAGTGCATTTTATACGAAAATATAACTGTGCCACCTTGCCCGTGATAGTCGCGTGCAAATCCGCTAAAATGTCGCCAGAGTTGGCAACTTTAACATTAGGGTTCCAGTTTATTGTAGATACGATACTTGCCACCGCTGCCGGGCTGGCCGCCCAGCCACCCGCAGCAGTCTTGCTGGCGTCTGCCGTATCGCTCACACGCACGTCGCCGGGCAAGTCAGCTCCGCCGGGCAGCTGGTAATAGGGGTTGCGGGTCGCACTCATGCCGCCACCCCCTTGGAGAGCATCAGCCGGTGCGCTGCCATATATAAAAGGCTGTGTACTTGTTGACGATGGGCATGGGCTGGCCAGAACCAGTTGTAGTTGTACAGATGGCTTCGCGCCCTTCGAGCCATGAAATTTGTCCTGTCATCTGGTCGCCTGTGTAAGGTCCTGATTCTTTTGGGTTTACAACAGTTGCGTAGCCACCATTGGCAACAGCTTTCTGCTCGATATGTTTGTGTTCCGCAAGTTGCTCCACCGTCTGCACAACTTCCCATGCGCCGCCGGTACTGCCCGCCGGGTGCGATTCGTCCGCCGCTCTTATCATACAGTCGGTAATCTGCACCCAGCTTGTCCCCGGCCAGCGCTGCTGCGTGGGTATCTTGCTCATAGTTACAAGCACATCTTCCACCCAGTATGGGCAGTTGTTTAGCGGGTTCTGTGCAGCATTCATGCGCAGCACCTGCGCAAACTGCACAAGGCTGTTTTATGGCAGCCCCCCCGAATGAATAACGTAGTTTCGTCATATTGCTACCTCCAAAAAATCAATCAGGTTCCACGGCAATCCATAAGAAACCATGGTAAACCGTTGTGTGGTAAACTCCCACGGTAAATCCTTCTTTATCATACGACCATATCGTTAATGCAGTATTGGCTGTATTCGGTTTGTAGTGAACTGCAACGGGTATAGGGGCGATATTATGCTTGTATTTATAATTCACCCTCACGTATGTCCACTTTCCCTCTTCACCAGCAGGGATTTCCCCTTCACCGCACTCAAATTTATGTCGTACAGTTGTTAGCGCATCACCCACAGCCTTAGCTTCAGCGGCCATGCCCTCAACGCTTAGCGTCGTATCAGTGGGGGGGTGACAGCATACGGATTATTTGTAGCGTTCATGGCGTCCTCCTTAATCTTTGCTGCAAGTCATCCGCTGCATCAAGTCAGGCGGCGGTGGCGCTTGTGTGTGTTTCGGCATTTCTTCCAGTGTTAGTTCGTGCGTCCATTCGCCACCGACAGGAAACTGAATGCACGTTATATGCAGATCGTGTACAAGTTCAGCAATTTCTTTAGGGCTTCCAGTAATTGAAATTTGCATATTTTTTCTCCTTTCACGCGATACGGCGGTAGCGGTACGCGGCGATATAGGGCTGCATATTGTTGTGGGGCTGAGAACCACCGGAATCAGAAACGCTAGCAAATAGTGACTGGACTCCACCTGCCGTAGTAATATAATCAAGCAGTGTAATATATTTATCTTTTTCTATCATGCTTTGAGCATAACCATTTATATAATTATTACTATAATGTTTGTGTTTCGGCATTTCATCCACGGTCAGCGTATGTTCCTTCTCACCGCCAACACTGCCCGCCGCGTAGTCTCCGCCAGCACCCACCGTCACCCTGTCGGTTCCGTACCGTTCCCACGTGCCGTACCCATAAACCGCCGCAACCTTTTCCGGCGTGCTCAAATCCGGTGCGCCGGTTAGCCCGGTTCCGTCCCACTCGATAATGCCACCGATGGGCACATAGGGATAGCTATAAGGATTATCAACCATCAGCTGCTCACCTCCAAAATAAACGTTGCCGCACCGGTCGGCACGGCATTGGCGTAGAATTTCACAGCGCCGGCATCCGGCTCAAGTGCGGCCACTAAGCGGACATTATCCGTCACACAGGTGCGTGGGCTTACGCTGATTTTGCTGTCGGTGGTGATGCCAGCAACTTCTACGGTGGCGCAGGCGGTGTATGTGGTCGTGCTGCCGTCGTCCCAGGTCACGCTATAACTGCCGCTTGCCCAGGCACTTGCCGCCACCGTGACCGTTTTTAAGTTCGGCTTCATTGCGGCCAACATCGTGTCGATTTGCGTCTTATCATAATAATTCGCAAACTTGCTTCTCTCGCCTGTATCGCGCCAAGTGCCGGTATCAGAATCCCAAACCCAGATGGTATCAGTGTCGCCAATAATGGCCCAGTTTCCATCGTAGCCGACCTCGTGTGCCGCGTACAGCGCCTCATAGTTCGGGTACCACCCAACAGCGCCCTGGCTGACCTGCTGGGCCAGCGCGGCGTAGTATTTGGCGTTGTCCATTCCCTCGCCGGGGCGTGAAGCTGTATCACCCACGGCCCAGCTGCGGGCCTCCTTGGCACTGGCCGCAGCAGCGGTCGCATTCTCCGGGGCCGCTTTGATGGCGTCCATGTTCGCATACGCGCTCTGGATAGCCGCCTCGTTGTCCTTCATGATTTTGGCGGTATCGGTCACATCCTTTGCCAGGCTTTCCAGCGTGCGGTATTCGTCGGTCGATGCAATATCATCCAGCTGTACGGCGTTGCGCTCCACCTGCACGTTGATTTTCTGGCAGTGCTTTGTGCCGTTCTCGGTCGTCACCTGGATATTACACCACGCGCCGGTTCCGTCCGCTACGCACATTTGCAAGGTAAAGGCAAAGTATACGCGGCCTTCGGCGTCCACGCCCAGGCAATCATTCAGTACCCACTTATCATCCGGCTTTCGCATCTTAACACGCAGCGTCGCGCCGGTAGGGGGGATGTAGGTCTGCTCCTGGCCCTCCTGGTCATAGCATTTCAGCGTCACGGCGGCCACCGGCAGGGTGTCGTCATACTGCACCAGCCGGATCGGCCTGTCGGTCGCGCCATTGCCGTCCATCCAGGCAAACCGCCAGAACGCCAGTGAATCCGCCGGGACCTTCACGCCGTTTGTCAGGGTTATTTCCGTCACGCTTCACCACCTGCTTCCGTCTCCGGCGCCGCGCCCTCTGCCGCGGCGGTTTCGGTGTTCTCGCGCTCCATCACGTCACGCATGGCGGCCTCCACCCGCAGCAGCACATTTTCCAGCACGATCTTTTTTACCGCCAGCGGCAGACTGTGCCGGTTCAGCGCTACCACCACTTCATCCTGCATCGTGATAATGTTCATATTGTCGCTCATAGCTTTCACCTCACAAATAGGTTCCGTTCCGCAAGACTTTTTCGCATTCAATCGTACCGGCTACCTTCATGCGCGCCTTTCCGTCGCTTTGCTGGTACGCCTCGGCTAAAATCGTTCCGTCGCCCTTGAACAACCGAAACTGTCCGTTTCCGTAATCACCAGGGAAAAACTCAAAAATCTTTTGTCCGTTTGCCGCGTAACAGTTGATTTTGCCGCCGGTCCAATCGCCCATCATTTCAATGTTGGATTGTTTTGTCGTTGCCCCGCTTGCGCGCGGCCCATACAAATCAAGCCGTCCGCAGGATGCGTTGCTTCCCAGCGCTTGCAGGCTGCCGCCCTGCACCCATCTTCCGCTTACCTTGCGATAAAAGTTCATGCAACCGTTTATGGTCCACACGCGGCTTTCGTCGCTTTTGGATTCAAACGTCCCGGTAATCGTCACGTCTCCCGCCGCACTCACTTTAAAATTTGTGCTGTCCACGATCAGCGTGTTTCCCTTGAACGTCACCGTCCCGGCAGAAATCGTGCAGCTGCTCGTATCCAGTGCAAACTTGCTGCGCACCTCGCCGTCACGCACCATCACCGCCGAAATTTCGTTGTACGACGTTTTAAGCGATGTATAGTTCTTGTTCAGCTCGGTGTAGTCATCTTCCAAATTGCCGCATCGTGTGTCGATTTTCGTGATGCGCAGTTCAATAGATTCATTGTTCTTGATGATTTCGCTCTGCATCTCGCTTCGCGTCGGGCACGATGCGATTCGCTTTGCGGTGCGCTCGGTTTTGGTCAGGTAGGGGAACTCCTGCTCGGCTTCAACAGCCTGTTCGGGGGCGCTCACGTCTGCGTAGTAGCTTTTACCTATGGTCTCGGTCAGGGCGCAAATCAGCAGTCTCTTGTGCGGCCCAATGTCTACCAGGTCGCCCAGTTCAGCCGCCGGGTCAATGTGCCGCTGGGTGCTGCTGTACGGCTGGTAGTTCAGCCCCTTCACATAACCCAGCGCCGTGGTCGTCAGCGCATCCGTGGCGTCCGGCTGGTCGGCTTCCAGCAGCAGGCCGGTGTCCGTGCCTTTTTCAATGGCGCTGTTGTCGTCCTGCCACAGCCGCAGTCCGGTCACGGTCTGCACCGTGCCCATGTCAGGCCGCCCGCCCACGGCCCCGGCGTTCACCGTGCCGCCCGCCAGCGGTACAAGCTGCAGGTGGCCGTCCTCGGTCACGCACCAGTTGCCGCCCATCTGGGCCGCCATGTGGCACAGCACGTCGCGCATCGTGTAATCGTTCACCGGCAGGCCCACATTGTAGTTGCGGGCCTTTACCAGCTCCGTAGTGGCTGCGTCCAGCGGCGTGCCCATCCGTGTTGCGATTTCCGCCGCCACCGCCGTGGCCGCCTTCGGCCAGTTGTCCGTTGTGCTCTCGGTTAAAAATGTTTGCTCGGCTTTCAGCATGGCGTCGCAGCATTCCAGCGTTACATACCGTCCGCTCGTGCCCCGGGTATTGATCCAGTAGGTTCCCTTTGGCATCCACTCGGTGGGCCGTCCATTCAGCACAAGCCGGTACTCGGCCACCACCTTGGCGGCGCGCGGTATCGTGCCCTTGGGGACTATGGTCAAATCCAGCATGGCGGCGCAGGCATTGCCCACGCCCGGAGCTTCATCAAAAAGAAAGCGCGTAGCTTTCGCCTCTTTCAGGCTGTCCGCGCCGTATTTCACGCCGCCGATCACTACGCGCAGTTCGCCGGTATGGTTCAGGTTGGCAAACGTTTTTTTCCACAGTTCGCTTGTCGTCTGCATTTTTCTACCTCTCCACCAGCTTAATGTCAATTCCGGTCCAGTAGTCCACGCCGTTCTTGCGCATGGCGTGGGTCGCGCTCGGCTCGGTGCAGTACATGGTCACGCTTTCCTCGCCGCCTGTCACAGGGCTTGTAAAGGCCACCGTCACCCAGTCATTTTCCATCAAGGCGGTAAGCACTACGCTTGCTTCGTCTGTTTTTAGCGCCCGGCACTCTGCCTCAATATCGTATTTCTTGGCAATCACAGTATTGTACATCGTGCCGTCCTGGGTATCGCGTCCGCTGTCGTCGGTGCTGATTTTATGCTGCGTCACCTTCAGCGACCCCGCCTTGATGTAGGGGGCCAGGTCCGTGCCGTTGATGGTAAATGTCATAGCCCCTCCTTACGGCGTTACAGCCTTGCCGCGCATCAACTCGCGCCGGTTTTGGCGCTGCGTCACGCTGCGGCTCACAGTCTCGCCGTCCAGCTGCACGCTGGTTTCCTTGTCCTCAATGGCGCGGCGCAGCACCCTAAAGCCGTTTTCCAGCACCGTGATAATGGCGGCGCTGTTGTCCGGCATACCGGCATTGCCCGCGGTCTGCACGCTGGCGACCACGGCCCCGGTCAGGTTCGCGTTCATCTGGCCGTTCATTTCACCGGCCAGGCCCTGCATCTTTTGCAGCAGCAGCTTCTTTTTCTGCTGCACGCCGTCGGCCATCAACTGCATCATGTCGGGCATCCAGGTGTCAGCGTCGGCCAGCGGGCCTTTGTCCGGCACACTGAAATGCAAAAGCGAGCGAATGTCGCTGCCGATGCCTTTTACTTTTTCAATTACCCACTTTGCGCCGTTGGTGATGCCCTGTGCGAACGTTCTCAGCATATCTTCGCCCCATTTCAGCGGGTCGCTCTTGAAATTTTCCCACTGCTGCTTGATTCCGCCGATAATGTTGTTCCAGGCTTCGCTCACGCTTTCTTTCAAGCCGTTCCACTTGGCGATCCAGTCATCTGCAAGCTGGGTGGTCTTGTCAAGTATCCACTGCTCAAACGCTTCGTATCCGCCGTGGATGATGCTCCACATATTGCCGAAAACTTCAACCGTCTTGTCTTTGAAATTTTCCCAGGCCTCCGACATATGGGCGGCGGCGCGTTCCATTTTTTCCTTGTCGCCGCTGATAAGTCCGGCCAGCCACTCAAACGCCGCGCCCACGGCCCGCACCGCCAAAATCAGCGCACTGCCTGTCCACGCCGCAATCGGCTGTAAAAAGTTGTCCCACACCCACTGTGCAGGCCCTTTCAGTTTGTCGCAGACCGCTGTCAAAAAGTCCAGCGCCCCGGCCATGGCTTCCAGCACGGCGGGCAGGGCGGCTTCAATGGTCCACTTGCCAAACGGCAGCAGCACATTGTCAAAAGCCCATTCCAGCGCACCGCACAGCAGGTCCGTCACCGGTTCCAGCGCTTCCATCAGCTCCGCAAAGCTGTTCAGCAGGGGGGAGAAGTCCAGGTTCTCACACCATTCCCGGATAGACCCGGTGATGTTCACCCAGCAGTCCAGCAGGCGGTTCCCGATGTTTCCGAACGCCGCGGTGATTCTGTCGCCCACGCCATCCATGTTCCACGCTTCCAGAAAATTTTCTTTCAGCGCCTTGCAGCCCTCGCCCAGGTTTTTGAACCCCTCCTGGATTTTTTTCATCCAGGGCGGTACGCCTACGTCCTCACCGCTGAATGTCGGGTCAATGCCGGTGCTGCTGCCGCTTCCGCCGCCGCTGTCCTTGCTGTCCACCTTGTTCAGCTTGTCAAAGCTCATAACGCTGCGCTTCAGCTTGCTGCTGGCCCCGGTCGCGGCGGCGTTTACCTTGCTCGCGGTGGACGCGGCGGCCTGTACCGTCGTGCCAAACAGCGCCGCCATCATACTGGCAAACTGCGCTGTCACCGTTGCAATGGCGCTGCTCAGTGTCCGCAGCATCGGCAAAATGGCGTTTATCACCGGCGCAAATGCCGTCAACAAATTTTCCTGGATTTTGCCCAGGTTCGCGTTCAGCACGCTGTCGGATTTCTCCACGCCCAGCATGGTTTCAGTCAAACTTTCAAACACAGCGCAGGCGGTGCGGTATTTAAGCACCTGGCCGAACGCCTTTGCCAGGCCCCCAGCAAATCCCTTGATTTTACCGGCTACATTGCCGACGGCGCTGCCCAGCTTGCCCACGGTGCTTTTTTCGCCCATCTTAACCAGGCTCAGCGCGGCCCGGCCTGCATGGCCGGTCACGGCGGCGAGCTTGGCCTTAATGCCTTCCAGCTTATCAGCCCGGCCCGCCTTGGCAAGTTCCTTTTCCAGCATCCCCGCGCGTTCCTTGGCTTCTCCCAGCCGCCCGGCCAGGGATTGCGCCTCTTGTGTGCCCGCCGGGTCAAGCCGAATCTGCGCAAGCCGTGCATTCAGTGCATCGGCCTGTTTTTCCAGCGCTTCATACTGTCCCAGGATACCATCCGGCGTGTTGGCCTTCAGCGTGCCGTTTTTGTTTGTCCACGCTTTATCCAGTTCCTTCCGGGCGGATTCCACCTGCTTCAGCTGCCGCACTGCGGCGTTATCTTCCTTCTGCATTCCGCCCGCCGCTGTCAGGCGCTTATAGTCGCCTTCCAGCCCGGCCACCTCTGCCCGGGCACGTTCCAGCTCCTTGGCAAGGTCGTTTTTGCGGTTCTTGGCGGCGCTGCTGCGTACCGTCGTCATTTTTTCAAACAGGCTTTTGGCCTGCTGCGTCTTGCCCTTCAAGTCGCTCAAATCCGCGCCGATACGCACGATCATATTTTTGGTTGCCACTTACAGCACCTCCTTCCCGCTTTCTTCGTCGTCAAACCCGGTTTCCGTGCCGCCCATCTGGCGGTTCAGCATCCGCACAACGGCAAGCATTTCGTCATCGTCCATTTCATGGACTTTTTCCGGGTGGAATATCGCATCATAGCTCGGCCTTTGACCCTTGCTCCACACAAAATTGGCCGTCAGGTTTGCCAGCACATAAATCTGCATGTTGCTTTCCTCGGCCTCTCGGCGGCGGCGCTCCAACGCGGCGCGCTGGGCGCTTACCAGTTCCGCCGGGGTCATCCCTTCCCATTGGTCTTTACTCAGCCCAATTTCAAAGGCCGCCCGCAGGCTTTGTTTTAAACTCCACGCTGCGGGGCTTCCGGCGCGTTTTTTTCGTCACCGGCATCCTCGTCGCCTTCCGCGTCCTCGTCGCCGAACGCCTCACTCAGCGCGTCGTAACACGCCTTGGTCAGCTTCATAAAGTCCTTGGCCTTCATGTCGTCCAGCGCATCACAGAACGTATCAAAATCCACGTCCTTCTTATCGGCTGCCTGGTAGGCGGCAGCATAGACGGTCGCGTCCATGTTTGCCACCGAATCCGGCTCACTCAGCACGTCGCCGATTTTCTTGCCCACCAGGCTTTCCAGCACACGCAGATTTTTGTGGGTGAACGTGGGGACCACGCTGCCCAGCAGCGGCATCTTCACCATGGGCACGATCTTCGCGTCCTTCGTATTTGCTTTCATGGTCAGCCCCTCCGTTACGCGGCCTTATCCAGCGTCGGCTTGCCGCTCACGCGGATGGTCGCGCTGAACTTCACGGCGTCGGTCGTCTCTGCGCTCGTGTTGAACGCCTTCACAAAACCCTTGAACGTCCACTTCACCTTGATCTTGTCCGGGAAGTTGATTGCAAAATCAGTGATTTCGCCGCTGTTCAGTGCCTCGATCATAGCCAGCTGGCCCGCATCCTCGCCGTCCAGGAATCCTTCAATGCTTACTTCGCCGCCGTCCTTGAAGCTGGCGATAAATTCCTTCCAGCCACTTTCGTTGTCCAGCGCCGTAGTCTCGATTTCATCCGTCGAAACCTGGGGGCTGCCAATGCTGGAGCAATGCCCAACGGTATTGCCGCTTGCACCGCCCACCACAAATTTTGTGCCTTTTGCTGCTGCAACTGCCATAGTTGTTTCCTTTCCTGGGACGTTCAATCGCCCCATGCCTCATCGATGTGTTTTTCCACGGCTTTCAGCACGGTTTCCCGCGCCTTGTCGCCGTTGGACTGCATCGTGTGTTCCATGTAAAATTTACCTTGGATTTTTTCGTCGCTGTACGGTTTGTGGAATCCGTAGTTCTGGCTGGCAGGGTAGTAGGCAATCTTTCGCCGCCCCGGCCCCGGGTGGATGACTTGCTTTTGAAAGTGGTAGTTCAGCCGCGGCGTCGGCCATACATCGTAGACCTGCTTGCCGCGTTTGCGGTTTTTCTCCGCGTGCAGCACCAGGCCGGCGCGCAGCGTGCCGCTGTCGCTCGGTGCAGCCGCCTTGATAGCAGCCAGCATTTCTTCTGCCGCTGCCAGGCTCGCTTCCATAGCTACCCGCTGCGTGCCGCGCGCCACCTTGTCCAGCGATTCTTTGATTTCAGCCTTTGCCTGCTTATCGTAGTCAATCAGCAGTTCCGGCATCGTCTTTATCCTCCCACACGGCCCCCACCACCAGCAGGGTGTAAAACGCCTTCTCGTCTGGCAGGTAGCTTTCGCCACCGCCGCCGCTGCGCCCGGCGCTCGCATAGTCGCAGGTGGCCGTCATCACGGCGTGGTTCTTCTCTGGCCATTCGCGGGCTGCGCGCTGCACCGCCCGCGTCAGTTCTTCCAGTTCAGCGTCATCCCGGGCAATCAGTTCTACATCCGCCTCACTGTCAAAAATTCCAAGCGGCGCATCCAGGGTTTGCCACTCGGTATTTTTTGTCTGGGCCACCACCGCCCGGGGCGGCTGTCGGCTCTTGGGGGCCGCCAGCGGGTCAACTCTGCCTTTCAGCAGGTCCACCCCTTCCAGCAGTTCCACCACCATGTCACGGTAATTCACTATCCGTCCTCCAATTCCCGGCACATCAGCTGCATCCAGAGGTGTTGTTCCTCCGGGTCTATCACGTACAGGATTTCAAACGTCCGCCCCTCAAACTGCACCCGCATACTCGGGCGCACAGCGCTGTCATAGCGGATAATAATGCGGTGGTCGATCATGCTTTGCGCCTGCTCGGCCTCCCACAGCTCGCGGCCGCGTATTGGCCGCACACTGGCCCGCACGGTGCGCACCTCCACCCAGCGGCTCACGTCCTGGGTGGGCGCGCCGCGCTCATCCGCCGGGGCTTTCAGGATCCGGATGATACTGCGCAGCTTTCCGGCTTCCATCAGGCATCACCCGCTCCCGGTACAAGGTTCACGCAGTAGGCCGCCAAAAAGGCATCCAGCACTGCGTTTTCCTTGTCGTTTTCCACCACCATACTGCGGTTGTCGTACAAAAAGCTGCACAGTGCCAGGTAGGCCACCGTCACATCCTCGTATTCGTTCAGCGCCTCGGCTTTCATGCCGGTATAGCTTTCCAAGCGGGCTTTCGCGGCGGGCATTACGATGGTTTCCAGCACCTTTATACCGTCCGTGTCATAGTCCGGCACATTGCAGTAACTCGCCGCCGTGGCGGTGTCTACTTCCAGCAGCTTCATCTTGTACCCCTTTCCGGGCGGTTTACTTTACCGCCTTTTTGCTCTTGGCCGCCTGGGTGCTCACCGTCTCGGTGTCTGTGCTCTCGGCGGCATCAACTACCGCCGGGCTGTCCTCGTCGTCCAGCGCCTGGGTGTCGGCGGCGGGCATCTTCAGCACTGCCAGTTTCTGGGCGTTTTCCACCTTGCCGTCCTGCTCGCCCCAGGCCACAACGCCAACGGCGTGCTGGGTAGCGTACTTCTCCACAAGCACCTGAATTTCCAGGCTCTCACTCTCCTTGATGGCGTAGCCGCTCAGGTCGCCGTACAGCACGGAAATCTTCTCCTTCTCTGCCTTCGGCATCTGGTCGCTGACATAGACCGGCTTGCCCAACAACGTCCAGTTCACGCCGTCCGCGCTGAAATCGCGGGTCAACAGGTAGTTGCCGTCGCCATCCTTCAGCTTGCGGACCATGGCGCGGGTTTTCTTGTTCATGATCCAGCAGGCGTTCGCCTGGTAGACGTCGGGGACTTCCTCCTGCACGTCGATCAACTCATCCGCCGTGATGGCGGTCATCTTGGCGGCGGTGATGATCTGCTTCACGCCGGGAAGAACGCCGGTGATCTTGTCGGTCGTGCCGTTCAGATGCTCTTTGTCCACCCACGCGGCAATGTTCTCGGCCATATGGTCAATGACCAGCGGCACAACGTCGAACTGCGCGTTGTTGATGAGCTTCTTGCTCACCAGCGTCAGCGCACCGAACAGGAACCCGGTCAGGCTCACGCTGCCGTACTTGTGGCTGCTGGACGTCAGCTCCACAAACTCATCCTGGTAGCCGACCGTGATATCCGTGTCGCTGGTATCCACGTAGGGGATGGTCAGCGTGCCGGGCACGTTGTAGTGGCTCGCCATGCGGTAGATGGGGCTGATATTCTTCACCTGGGTGATGATCTTGTTTGCGATGGTCGCGGGCACGATAGCGCCGTTGCTGCCAAACGTCATGTTGGCGGCGCGGGCCTCGTTCTCGGCGCTGCTCGTGCCGTTCAGGCTCACGCCGCGCAGGTAGTCGGCAAAGGCGCGGGCCTCGTCGGCATCGATGTCGGAATCGTCGGCGGCGGGGGCGTTCTTCTTCACGTTGCGGTCGTTCAGGCCTGCACCTTCCAGCTGCTCATTGCGGTGGATGGTGTCGGCCAGGGCGCGGGCCTCGGATTCCAGGGTGTCAAACTCTTTGGCCTCGGCCTCGGTCAGGGCGCGGGCCTCGTTCTCGGCCTGGTTCATCAGCTCGTTCATGCGGGTGAGCTTCGCGTTGCGTTGCTCGATCAGTTTCTTCAGTTTCATAGGTTTATTCCTCCAATTTCAAAATTCGCAGTGCCCGGCGGTTGCGCTCCATGCGCAGCGCCGCGCACTTTTCTTCTTCGGTCTGGGTGGCGGCAGGCGGCTTTTCTTCCACCGTTTCCACCACCTCATCCGTACTTCTGGCTTCCAGCACGTCCCCGGTGTCGTCGCCGTCATCGTCGGCGGCGCGGCTTTCCACGTGCAGGCTATTGGCAGGGTAGGCAGGCTTGCGGTCCAGCACGCTTACGTCCAGCAGTTCAATGTCCTTCAGCGTGCGGCAGGGCAGGGGAACACCGTCTTTCGGCTCTTCCCAGGTATCGCCGCCCGCCGGGCAGCGGAACAAAAAGCTCCACCCGGTCAGCTCGCCCCGGCGTGCCTTTTCTACCACCTTCGGCTCCGTGATGGTCGCCTCGGCATACAGGCCGATGTTGTCCTCACGCAGCTTCAGGCTGCCTTCCGCCGTACTGCCGATATCCCCGGGCAGGTCGGCATCCCATCCGTGGTTGAACCGCAGCGGCACGCTGGCCGCTTTCTTGATGGCGCGGTCAAACGCTCCGGCCTGCACGCGCTCCACGTATTTCTTGCCGGTGTGCTCGTTTCCGCGGCGCATATACCGCAGCGGTACGCTGTTACGCTCCACCGCGTTCACATAGCCGCTCACGACCACACTGTCACCCTTGATTTTCGCTTTCATTCTCCTTCACCCCCTTTCAGTCCTTCGTCTTTGCCTTCCCCCTCGGGGGAAAGGTGTCTGCGCAGCAGGCGGATGAGGGGCGGCCTTGCCTTCGCTGCCCGCGTCCCCATTTGCACCGCCCACACCTTCCGCACCGTCCACGACCCGGCTCGTGCCGTTCAAATCCGTAACGGTCTTGGTGTTCGGCGTAAAGTACTGGCCGGTCTTGGTGTTCAACAGCACCTCGCCCAGGCCCAGGCCCACAATGTCCAGGCCCTTCTTTTCTTCCATCTGCTCACGGCGGCGTATCTCGTTCTTGTCGATCCAGCCGCCCTCGGTGGCTCGCTTGTAGGCCTCGTACCGTTTTGCCATGTTGCCCTTCAAAAGTTCAAAGGTATCGGCTTTCCAGTACTTCCGGCCTTTTTCTTCTTCCAGCAGCAGGTCGCGGTTCAGCGCCGCTTCCATCTTGGTAAGCAGCGGTATTACCGCCTGCTGTACCGCAATTTCCAGCGTTTCTTCCGTGCCCTTGCCGTTTATGGCCTCGGGCGGCAGGGCGATGGCGGTGCAGATGGTGTTCTGCACAGCCTGGTTCGTCTCGTTCAGCTGCAATTCCACGCTGGTATTGCTGGCTTCCTTGAACGACACGCCGCTGTTCAGTACCACTGCGCCGCTGGTCGTGTTGGAATACATCCGCTCAAACGATTCTTTCAGTGCGTCAAGCGATTGCTGGCTCAACCTCTTTTCACTGCTCAAAAAGCCGCGCTTGTTGCCGCCGGATTTCATCAGGTTGGTTTGCAACACCATTCCGGCCCACGCCAGCGCCAAAATCTGGCCCTGTTCTTCAAGCAGGCCGTGCCCGGTCACGCCGTCCTGGGTGTGGCGGCACAGCTTCAAAAAGTCGAACTCGTAGTACTCCTGGCCCTGCACCAAAAACCGCGCCTGCTTGTAGATCGGGTGCGTGCCCTTGTTCACGGCAACGCTGCGCTGGTCCACGTAGTACAGGCCGTCCACCCGGTTCCCGGCCCGGCTTATGTAGGCATAGCCGTTGCCCTCGTACAGGTAGTCCATGTACAAGGCCTCTTTCATGCTGGTGGCATCCATCAGGTCATTGGTATCGCCGTTCAGTATGTGGGTGCGCACATCATCGGTCACTTCCCGGGGGCCGGTTTCGGTCATCTCGTACAGGCGGAACGGTACGCCCGCCGCCTGCGCGGCGATAAATTCCACCGCGCCGCTGCATCCGGGCACATCCCGGGCAATTTCCCGCGTCACCTTGCCGTTTCCGTTCAGCGCCGCCAAAAAGTCAGCAAACGCTTCGCTGTCGGCGGCGTCGTTGTTTTCCGGCTCACGCAGTGCCTTGATTGCCGCTTTCAATCCCATAGCATCTTCACCCCCTTTCCGTTACACCGTCTGGCATACCCATCCGTCATCTTCATCCAGCAAAACTTCCTGTTGCAGCAGGTAGATGGCGTTTATCAGTGCCACCACCATGTCCACCTTGCCCAAGCTGCGTTTCTTGGTCACGTAACGGTTCATGTTCGTGTCATAGGTGCAGCGGGCGTTCTCAAAGTTCACTTCCAGCAGTTTGTTTTTTTGGTAGGCAAACCGCCCGCTCTCGCAAATCTCCTGCAAAAATTTTGTGGCAGGGTGCAGGGTGTCGCTGTGCTGCCGCACCTGCACCGTCTCGTAGCCGTCGTGCGGCTTGCCTTCCTCGCGGTAGCGCCCGCGTTCCCACTTTTGGGCGCTGGAAAGCGCGTTGTATCGGTCATAAGCCACGCCCTGCACCCGCACTCCGTAGGTTTCTTCCAGGTCGAACACCCAGTTTTCGATTGTGCCGTAGTCCACGGTGCGGTCCCCGCACGCAATGCACTCGCCGTTTCGCACGGCCATACGGTAATCAAACTTTTCCAGGCTTGTTTTTTCGTCCACCTTATCCGCCGGGATAAATCCCATCACGCGGGCGGCAATGCGGTCGCCGATCAGCCCTACCATGGCAACGGCGCAGTTGTCGTTGCTCATGGACAGGTCAACGCCCAAATACACTTCACACCCCGCCCACTGGATATCGTCCACGCGGCAGGCCTGCACTACATCGATGGGGATGTAGCTCTCGGTGCCCGCGCCCTGGTAGATGATGTTGCAGTGCTTGCACAAAAAGTTTTCGCGTGTGCTTTCCTGCTCCACGGCTTTCTTCCGTCGTTGCAGCAAATCTTCCCACACGGTGGGCAGCGTCAGCGCCGCCGGGTTGCCCTGGGCAAGCACGTTGTTGTTGGTCGCCCACTGCTTCTGGATGCTTTCCTCCGGCTCAAACAGCAGGGCAAACAGCGTTTCATTCTGCACGCGCCCTTCAAGCACGTTCTTGGCGTAGGCTACCTCATCCTCAAAGGGGTTGTCGCTGCGCGGATACTTGGTGCTGATAATGCACCCCAGCTTGTTCAAAATGGTCAGCTGGCCGCTTCGCATAGCCTCTATGGCGTAGGGGTTCGGCAACGCGCCGGCCTCGTCCACCAAAAATACGTTTGGAAGTCGTCCGTCCAAGCGGCTGTTGGAGTAGTTCAGCGGCGTGTACTCGGTGTCCTTCAGCTTGAACGTGATTTTGTCGCGCAGAATCTTAAAGTATTTGTTCGGGTCGTCCGGCGGCATCAGGGCAGGGGACGACCGCAAAATTTCCTTGATGGCCTTCTGTACCTCTCGGCTCAATGCACCGTCAGGCGCAACGCTGAACAGCTTTGCAAAGCGCGGTTCCGTCAACATCAGCAGCAAAAAGCACACCGCCACCGTGAACGTCTTAAAATTCTTGCGGCAGATTTCCAGCACTGCCGTTTCGTACCGCCGCCGTTTCAGGTCGTTGCGGTACACAACGCACAGCACCGCCGCGTAAAAAAGCCACTGGTAGCCGCTGGTCGCTTCGTAGATGCTCTTACCGGCCACAAGGCCGCTGGGCATCCGCATCAGCTTCATCAGCTTGCCGATTTTCCGCAGCTTCTTTTCGTTGATGCAATACTTTTTGTCCTTGCCGTCGCACACATCCAGGAACTCTTGCGCCTGGGCACGCACCCAGGCGTTGACAGGGTGGTCTACCCCTTCCACGCCCTGGGCAATGTCGTCGTTTACCAGCGCCACGGCGTACAGGTAGGCCGGGTGCTGCTTAATCGTCATCGTCATCACTCAGGGCTTTCACAAGCGGGTCGGTTTCCTCGGCCTTTTTGCTGGCCGCCAGCACGCCCAGCTTAGCCCGCGCCTGCGGGCTTAACCCCAGCTCGTTGCAGCTTCGGTAAAAGTCGCTCAGGTATTTGCTGCGTGCCAGCACGGCGTCCTTGTCGCAGATTTTGCCGTCACCGTTCATCTGCTTGTCGATTTCGCGCACCCGGTCAATGCTCACCGCGCACACGGCAATCATGTAGCCGTCCACACTGCCCAGCACTCCGGCATCCTTCAGCAGGGCTTTCACCTTGTCAAAGATGTACTTCTGGGCGCTCGTTAGGTAGGCAGGGCAGGTGACAACCACGGTTTTATTGCCATCCTTGCCGGTCCTTCCGCCGCGCAGCCTGCTTTCGGCTTCTTCGCGCGCCGCCTTGACCTGCTTTGTCCTGGCCCCGCTCGCCGTCTTAATCGCTTTCGCCGGTCGTCCTCCCACCGTTCCGCCTCCTTCCTTCCAATTTTGAGTTTAACTGCAAACCATTTCCGCGCTTCCACGAAAATGCCCGCTCACCTTAGGCTGCCACGCCCTAGCAATCGCCCAATCCGCCGCGCAGCCGCTCCCGCTTATCCCAGAGCCCCGCGCATTTTACGCTGACTTTCCACGTTTCCTGCGCGTTTTGCGCACACTTTCCGCATTTTTCAGCGTATTTTCCACACATTCAGCGCACTTTCCACCCCTCGCCCTCTAAATAACGCGCGCACGCGCGTCTAATCAGTACCCGCGCGCATCCCCATTTCTAAAAAATTTAAATTATTTAGGGGGATGCGTGGTGTGGGGGAGGGGCGGGGCATCCTGCGGAAGCACCCCGGGGGGATGTGTCGGCGCAACTGCTGGTTGCGTGGTCGCCAGTCGGTGCAGCTCGGCCCGGCTGACCTCGCCCCGCTCGGCTCTGGCGTGGCAGCTGTCCGGCCCACGGCTGCACAAGCAGACCAACCACGCCGGATCATAAGCCCACCGCGCCGCGCCCGGCTCCTGCAACGGTATAATGTGGTGTACCTGCACCGCGTCCGTCGTTATGCGCCCAGCGGCCAGGCACAGCCGACACAGCCCGCCGTCACGCTGGCGAACCTTGGCCCGCGTCCTCTGCCATCTGGCCGTATTGCGGATGCGTGCGGCTGCGTCTGCCCTGGGCGCTCTGGCTGGGCGCTGTGGGCAGGCCTGGCCGCGCTGGTGCAGTCCACCGCACCACTTGCAGGACACCAGCACCAGCACCACCCCCAACAACAAAAAAAGGAACAGTCCGCCCGATGTGGGCGTCCTGTTCCTGCCGTGATTCTATAATAGCACACAAAAATGTTGCACAGTCTCAAATTTTAGGCAAATAAAAGGCCCGGCGAATAATCCGCCGGGCCTGATGTGGTTTTATTTTGTGTTATCTCGCTGCATTCGTTCTGCGCAGGCCTGCAAGATGTAGCCTTGCACGCTCTGGCCTGCCGCCGCCGCTGCTGCTTTTATTTTTTCGGCATCCTCTTTTAATGGCCTTAATTCAATTCGTCCGCATTTTTCGTTATATCGCGTTATTGCGGCTCTTTTTGCTTCACTTACCGGCATTTTTTGCGCCTCCTTGTGTGTTTTTCTTATTATAGCACATTTGTATTATACTCCGCAGTATACATTCTATACAAATTACACCGCGCTATACTCCGTAGTGTTTGTGCAACTCTCTAAACTATACTCCGTAGTATTTACATTTGTATATACTCCGTAGTATAATACAACCATAGCAATCGGGAACACCCCGCAAGCTAGAGCGAACCGCCGCAAGGCGTGAAAGAAGGGAAGAGGTGAAAATGAAAACGCCCAGCACAAGCGAATTGCTTGTACAGGAAGCCCGCACCGCGGAACGGCTCCGGCTCTTGATGCTCGCCAACGAGTGCAAGACCATTGAAGAGTTCCGCCAGCGGTTGCAAGAGCTGACAAACAGGCAATAAAACAGCGCCGGGGCCGCCTGCTAAACAGACCCCGACGCAATTCCAAACATCGGCGCGGTGAGTTCGCCACCGCTCCGACTTTATTATAACCACATTTCGCCCAAAGCGCAAGCCCGCCGGGCCTGCTGGGCGTTATTTCTCAATACAGCGGTTGACATACTCCAACAGAACCGCGTGAACGCTTTTTCCCTGGTCGGCGCAGTAATCCCGGAACGCCTCCGCTTTTTCCTTTGGCACCTTGCATGCAAGTGTTGCAGCGTGGTTTTTATCCCACTTCGCCGAGGCTTTTTTCTGACTTTCTGAAACGGCCATTTTTACAACCCCCTTTATACTGCTTATTATAACATGGATGCAATACGGTTTACAGTAGAAAAATTACTAGAATTATACGGTAAACATTATGCAAAATGCCAATAGACATATACTGTTTACCGTAGTACAATATAGACAAATCAAAACCCAAACACAAAAAGGAGCGCCCACCATGTTTACTTACACTGTCGAGACCATCACCCCCACCCGCACCGGCTACCACTTCACCGCACCCACTGCCAACGGTGAGCGCCTTTATGTGGAGCTTACCCGCTGCACCGACCACGGCGGCCCGCGCAGCGTCCCTGCCCTGTGGTACAAGTTCGGCCAGACACCGGAACGGCTCGCCGATTGGTGGGACGTCAAGACCTACGCCACCGACGACCGCGGCAACTGCCTAGGCCGCTACAATCCCACCATCAACCAGCGCACCCGCTTACTTGATTTTAAGTGGATTCTCCCCGCCACCTATGACAACGCCGCCGCGCTCCTGGGCGAGATCGCCCGCCGCGCCGGAATTAAAGACTAACCCGCAAGGCCGACGCCATCCCGCGCCGCCGGTGCAAGCCCGGCCACCCGCCAAGGGTGGGCGCTCATGGGTAACAACACAACAGCAGCCCGGCACAAGTTCACAGCCGCGCACCCATCGCAGACAGTGGCAGTCATCCCGCCGGGCGGATGACGTAAGGCCAAGTGGAGCCGGTGCACCTCCCCGCAAAACAGATTGCACCCGCCGCCGGTCGTTCCGGCAAGGTTCGCGGAGTTCTGACCCACCGGGCAACCCGGAAAAAGTGAAACCCGCCCGGCCCCACGAGAGAGGGCCGCCCGCATCCCGCACACATAAAACGGAGGTTTTCGCCATGATTAGCAGCATCAAGTTTTTTTACAACGGCCTGCGCCTGAACGGTTCCCGCTCCCTGGTTCGCGTCGGTTACTCCCTGGACCTGGACGCCCAGACCGTCACCATCTACGCCCGCAGCGGCGAAACCCTCCCGCGCGAGCTGTTCACCGTCGAGAATGACACCGACCTGTATACAGACTACTTCGACGACGACCGCGCCGAGCTGACCCCGGCGCACCCGCTGTACAAGTTCGCGGCCTATGCAGCCGCCCGCGCTGACCTGCGCCGCCTGAACTCCCGCGCCGACTACCTGCGCGGCCGCATTTCCACCCCCAACACCTGGGACGCCATGCACCCCGACGCACTGACCGCCGAACTGGAAGGCATCGACGCCCGCCGCGCCGCGCTGGAATCTATCCCGAACCCTGGCCAGCCCACCGCCGCCGACCTGGCCGCCGTCGACCAGATGAACCAGGACGCCGAGAACGCCGCCCGCGCCGCCGCCCAGGCGGAGCAGCAGCGCCGCCGGGAAGAAGCGCTCGCCGAGAGCGCCAACACCCGCGCCATCGTTCGGGAGGAAATCGCCGCGCACCCGCTGGACATGAACGCGCCCGCCGTGGATTTCACATTCTCCGAGTCTCCCGCGTTTAATGACTTTACCGCGTCGGATGGTGTCGCGTCCCTGGTGTGCAGCATTCCCGCCGCTGAGGCCATCGTCCACCGCCTGGACCTGTACTACAACCCCGAGCAGGTCGCGCCGCACTCCTACGAGAAAACCGACTTTATTGTGTACTATCCCGCCGAGGGCGGCACGTTCGAGACCTACGCCGGACGGCTCGACCTGGGCACCGAGTACGGCGGCCTGGTGCAGCACATCCGCCGCCACGCGGACACCCTGCGCAATGGCAACGGCTACCACACCCCCGACGACAACGACCGCGCCGAGGCCGCCCGCATTGACGCGATTGCTGACCAGCTGGAAGCCTGCCTGGCTCCCGCCAGCACTCCCGCCGAGCATCCCGCCCAGGGATGCGAACCCGCCGCGGCCCAAGCTCCCGCCGAGCATCCCGCCGGGGATGCAGGGGAGAGCGTTGACGCGCCCGCCGGTATCATTTCTGTGACGTTTGCGCCGGAACTGCTGGACGCCCTGCGCCGGGAGTATCCCGCCCAGGCCGGGCAGAGCATCCCCGCCGAACATCCCGCCGGGGCCGACATTCCCGCCCAGGCTCCCGCCGGGGATACCGGGAACTGTGCCGGGCGTAACAACCCGCGCACAATTCCCGCCCGGGGCGCATGGGTTCCCTCGGTGGTATCCTCCGCACATCCCGCCAGCAATCCCGCGGAACATCCCGCCCATGGTGACGAACCCGCCGCGCGGGAAGAAGTGGAACAGCTGCGGGACGCCCTGCGCAGCCTGTCCGATGTGGAGCTTGCGGCCTGCCTATTTCACGTCGACCCAGCCAGCAGCGACGCGCGGCCCATGTCCGCCGTATTCCTGCGGGAAATGTCCCGCCGCGATCCCGTCCGCAGCTTTGCCACCTTCAAAGCGTGGCGGGCCGGGGATATCCCGCCGGAGGTCCGCGCCCTGCTGGATTCCCTCGCCGACGGCGACCCGGACGCAGGCGGCGATTGATTCCCGCCCGGGGTTCCCACCATCCCGCCGGGGGATGGTGGAATAGTCGCGAAAAATAGGGTAAGAATAAAGCTTGACTTTTTGTGGCAACAGTAATATAATAATTGTAGCGACAAAAAGTGAGGTGATAACAATGTCGCCTACTCTTGGACGTCCTAAGAGTGAATCCCCTAAGGACACAATGTTGCGAGTTCGGCTTGATGAAGAGTACTGCAAAAAGCTGAACCGATGCGCAGAAAAACTCAGCTTGTCAAAAAGCGAGATTGTCCGAAAGGGAATTGACCTTGTAGAAAAGTCCATCGAAAAATAAAAGAACCCCTTGTAACTGCTGCTTCTTGGCGGACGCGCGTCACAAGGGATTCCCGACCAGAGGAATTACCATCTGGTAACTTTATTATACCATTTGGTAGCGCCTCTTACAAGTGAATGAGAGGTAAATTTATCATGAAAAAAGCACAAGATTTTGGTATTTCCGCTTGGGAGTGTATGATGGCCAAAGATGCATTCCTACAAGCGTATCAACATCAAGCCCCCTATAACATCCGGGAAATTTCCATCAAATGCGGACTGGATGCCGTGTGGCAGGCTGCAAGGAAATATCAAGCAGCCTTGGAAGCACAAGAGCATGCAACCGAAAGCCTCGCGGAGGTGGTAGCATGAACGGTTTACAGGTTTTCAAGTATCAGGACAGAGAAGTTCGCACACTTGAACTGAATGGAGAGCCGTGGTTTGTGTTGAAGGATGTGTGCGGGATTCTTTCGATTGGGAATGTCTCTGATGTTTGCGCCCGCCTTGACGCAGACGAAAAGGGAGTCGGTCAAATCGATACCCTTGGGGGACAACAAAACATGAATATTATCAACGAATCTGGCCTGTACAACGTAATCCTGCGCAGTGATAAGCCAGAGGCTAAACCCTTCCGCAAGTGGATCACATCCGAAGTCTTACCCAGCATCCGCAAATACGGTGCTTACATGACGCCGGAGACATTGCAAGCGGCCATTCTGAATCCGGACACCATGATTAAGCTGTGTCAGCAGTTGAAAGCAGAGCAAGACAAGAACGCCAAACTCCGCATTCAAAACAGCACTCTTTCCGTCGAACTAGAAGTTGCGCGCCCGGCAAAAGAATATTTTGACGAACTTGTTTCGCGAAACCTGCTCACCAGCTTCCGCGAAACTGCCCAGCAACTAGAAATCAAAGGAAAGGTTTTCATTTCTTTTTTGTTGGAAAAGAAATATATCTACCGCGATAAAAGCGGTAAACTGATGCCCTATACCCGCAAAAACAACGGCCTATTTGAAGTTAAGGAATGCTTCAATGAAAAAACAAAATGGAGCGGAACGCAAACGCTTATCACGCCGAAAGGCCGTGAGACATTCCGTTTACTGTACTTAAAGACGATAGACTAAAGCAGCCACCCCCGGCAGGCCGTGCGCACTACACGACCCGCCGGGGGCTTTTCTATCTCACCATATCCCGCACCGCTGCGCTACATCCCGCAGGAACTCCCGCTTTCGCCGGTAGAACTCGGCCCGGCTGATGGTCGGCACGTCCAGCAGTTCATACCGCCAGCGCCGCCCATCCCGGCAGTTGTTCAAAACTGCCTCCCGCAGTTTCCCGGCAATATTCATGGGCAGGTCCGCGCCGATATCATAGGCCGCCTGTTGTATGGCCCGCATGGTCCGCGCGTCCCGGCTGTTGTCCAACTCGCACATCCGGCGTTTTTTCTCTTCGCACGACGGCAGTACCCACGCGGGATTCCCGCCGGGTGTTTTCTTGTCATATCCCGCAATTTGGTTTTTCTGCTCCCGGTAGCGTTTTTCCCGCGCAGGTTGTCCGCGCACCAGGTATAGTGCGGCCTGGGTCACATCCCGCGGGATGCGCTGCTTGCCCATGGTTTCATCCCTCCCCATCGGTTATGTACTCGGTAAATTTCCACCCGCGCGGCTCTGCGTACAGGTCTATGAATAGTCTGCGCCGGTAAATATAATCCCGCTGCGCCCGCCGGGTGAATTTTGATTTCACCTCTACCACCTCGACCGTTCCATCTGCGTAGGTCAGCACAAAATCCGGGGTGTAGTGCGCGGCGGGCAGTTTCAGCTCACAGTATTCTTTTTCCGGCAGCAGGTCAAAGCGCACCTGTTCGCGCACTTCTGCCACCAGGCCCGCCGCCACCTTCGGCAGGATGATTTCCCGGTAGTACCGCTTTTCGCTTTCCGGGGCGTCTTTCGTGAATCGTTCGCGTTTTGGGCTGTTTTTCGGCTGAATTTCACGATTTTGTCCATTTCGTTCCCGGAATTGGTCACTTTTGGCCCGATTTCCGGCCAATCGTTCACTTTTTCGTTGCAAAATCTGCAACTCAGCCTGTGCGCGATAGCGCGGCGGCAGGTCGTCAAGTTCCAGCCTTACGCCCATTTGTTTTTCCTTTCTGCTGTCGGCGTGGATCCGCCCAAAACGTGGCGGTTACGTGCCATTCGCCGGTGATTTCGTTGTAGCGTGCCTCTGCGCCGGTGAAAGCGTACTGCCGCACCTGGCCGCGGCCCAGCTTCAGCGTGCCGTAGCGGCTCTCCCAAAACTGCGCGTCGTCTATGTACAGAGTGGCCGCCTCGGCCAGCTTCTTGGGTGTGTAGCGCCCATCATTCGGGCGGGGCTGGGTTGGGCGGCGCAAGCCCTGGCTTTGCCGCCAACGGCGGCGGCGCTTCGGATTTTTCGTGATGTACTCGCAGTATGCCGCCAAACTGCCCTTGTTAAATTCGGCGCGGTCGCACTTCACCAGGCCCAACGGTTCCCGCCACTTTCCGCGCCCGGTGCTCCAACAATCCTTGATTTCGTCGGTCGTCAGGTCGCATTCCAGGATCATGTGATGGTGGTAGCGCACTTCCTTCTGGCACGCGGCCTTGTCCTCGTGCTGCCACTCTGTCACGACGATATATTTCACCTTGCGCAGCACCCCGCCGGGGTTGCTGGGGTCGGCTTCCATAGCGGCCGCGTATTTCTTCGCCTGGCGGCGGTTCAGCTTGTCGATGAAGTTGGTAATATTCCGCTCGGGTTCTTCTGCCGTCAGCGGCAGCCACTCCGGCGCGTAGGTCAGGTGCACCAGCTGGGTTTTATTTTTTCTCTCGGTAAAATTCTCCGCCACGGTCCAATGCAGATTGCGGCGGGCGTAGCGTTCGTTGCAGTTCTGCATTGCCAGGCTGGATGCGAACGCTTTTTTTCTGCGCACACTGGCGCGGTGCTCGGCGGGGGAGACGTGCAGCAGGTCGACTTCCATGTATTCCTTGCCACAGATGGTTTTCTGTTCGCGGATGAATCTGGATTTCATACTGCTGTACCTCGTTTCAAGTTTCGACTTCCGTTCGGTTGGGATTGGATTGGTTTTTCTATTGGATAGAATGGGGGAAAAGATAAAACCCTATACAAGCCCTCAAGCGGCCTATTGGCCGCGAAAAATTGCCCGGTATCCGCCGGGCGCGGGTTTATTCAGTTTTCTTACCTTATATAATAGTGGCCGCTACTGTTTGCCGCCCTTGTACTTCCGCCGCCGGTTCTTCTTGTCCATTTCGTGGGTCACGCGCATGGCGTCGACCGGCTTGTTATCGGCCATGTATTTTGCAAACTTGTCCATTTCTGCACGATACGATATGTAGGCGTGGCAGCCGGTGTGGCAACCCGGTTTTCTGGCCTGGCAGCCGTAGCACGGCGCGTTCATGTCAAGCCCTCGATGGCCGGTTCCGCCGGGGCTTTCGCCCAGCTTTGCGGCGGCAGGTAGCGCCCGGGGAACACATCGTTCAGCTCCATGGGCTCACGCAGCCGCCGCACATCCTCGATCTTCCATGCGAAAATGCGGCCCGCCGCGCCCTTGTAGGCTTTCAGCTGTTCTTCCGTCAGGCAGCTTGCGTGGGCAATCTCTACCAGCAACTTTGACCGTGTGCTGAAATCCACCGCCTTCAGCCACTCAATCCGGCGGCAGATAAACGTACCCACCAGCTTGCCGCAGCCGCCCTCGGATTTTGTCTCGTACACCCACACGCGCAGCGGCGCTTTTGTTGATACCAGCGCCCGCGGGGCGGATTTTCGGATTTCAGCCGTTTTCTTTCCGCTAAAAATCATCTGCACCCACTTGGGCCGGATGGATAAAATATAATCCGTCATTTCTTTTCCCTCATGTCCGATACCGCTGCATAAAATTCGTCTAAATCCTGAAAGAATCTATCTTTAAAAACCGTCGGCAGAATGATGGCGCGCAGATCCATCCCATCCTTCATTACGTAGTAGTAATGGTCCGTTCCGGCTCTCCGCTTTGTGTAGTGGAAGTAGGAATCATCCTTCATTTCATCCTTCAGCGGTTCCGTCAGTATGGCGTTGATGAATCCGCAGCCGCCCATGGTATCCGTCAGGCCGATGCAGTTCATTTTCCCATAGATAACGCCCATCGGCAGTTCCGTACATTCCAGCTCGCCTTCCTCGGAATCGTAGAGGTTGATTTCCGCCAAATCGTCCTTCGCACAGTAATAATCGGTGCTCAAAGAGACTTCTTTCTGTTTTTTGCTGTCCCAGCCAAAAACGGCGGCCAGCTCGGCTTCACTTGTGATTCTCGGAAAATCCGGCGGCAGGGGATAGACGCTGTGCCCGGTGCTGATAAACTGCGCCTCTTTATCGTCCGAATGGCCGATAGAAATAAGCTGACAGAAGCCTGCCTTCATGCACAGCTTGCCGATTTTATCAACCTTCATCGTTATTCCTCCGTTTCGATTGCCTCGGCCAGGGATTCCAGCGCCTTCCGCAGCGCGGCGCTGAACTTACCGGCCTTTTCCGTTTTGCCGTCGCCGCGCAGTTCGTCGCACAGCGTTAGCACCTCGTCCACGTCGCCCTGCACGCGGTCAAACAGCAGGCTGAACCGCAAAGTATCCTCGTCACCGACGACCTTCAGCTGTTTTGCCAGTTCCTCCGCGTTGGCCTCGGCCTGTTGGCGGGCGGCTTTTTCGGCTTCAAGCGCCTTTTCCGCCTGTGCCCGGGCCGCTTCTTCCGCAGCCTTGCGGGCATCCTCCGCACCGTCACGGCGGGCTTTCTCAATCAGGGTTTCACGCTGGGCCTTCTCGTTGGCAAGGTCGCTTTTCAGCTTCTTGGCGTTCTTGTCCGCTTTTTCGGCGGCTTTCTCCGCGTCAGAGCGCTTTTTCTCGGCTTCTTCCATCCTGGCCTGCATTTCGTCAAAGCGTTTTTGCTGCTCTTCCGTCAGCTCGTCGGCCTCGGGCTGTGTAGTTGACTGCAAAAGACAGAGCTGTTCGGCGTAGCCGCTGTTTTTCTCTTCCAGCTCCTTGATTTTTTCCTGCAATTCCTTGACGGTCACATCCTGCAAGTCCGTCTCGGCCACGACCTGCTGCCGTTCGCCGTCCGTCAGCTGGGCCAGCAGTGCCAGCTTGGTTACGCCAGCGGCGGCGTTCTGCTCCACCAGCTGCGCGGGGAGCTTTTCCACCACCGCAATATAATTGTAGGCCTGTCGCTGGTTCAGCCCGATGGCCGTCTTGGTGTAGTCGCCCAGTGTCTCAAAGCCCAGGGCCTTATAACCGTTGGTGTCGCGCATCCGCTTGATTTTCCGGCCCAGGTCAAGCAAGCTGTCAGCAGCTGCCCGGGCCGCCGTGGCAATTTCATAGTGCAGCGCAAGCGCCGCGCTTTCCTCCGGCGTCGCCGCGCCGGTAAAGATCATCTGCTTTTCGTCGTAGGTCATTTTTGCATCACCTCATCCGGCTTTCGCCTTTTTCTTCGGTTTCTGCGGCAGTGTCCACTTGTCCAGCACCTCACGCCGCCAATCGCTCACAAATGCAAGCACTTTTTTGTTGATTTGCAGTTTCTTTCCGTCGGCAAACTCGTTTCCGTAGCCATGCAGCTGTATCTCGGCTTTGGTCCGCACATCAATATTTAGTGTGTACCAGCTGCGATCCGGGCGGCGGCTGTGCCGGATGAACAGGATGATTTTTCCCTGTGCATGGCTCTTGCTGTAACCGCCAACGCAGTGATGCAGCACATTTCCTTCCTGCACAAGCTCGCTGGGCCGCTCGGCCACGCGGATGCAGATACCATCCTTCTCCCACGCCAGCCCCGCGCATCGCTCGCTCATTTCGCGGAACGCGTTGGCGCATTCGTCGGTGTCGGCCCGCACCGCCGCTTCGGCATTCATTGCACGATCATGGGCGGCGCGCAGGTTTTTCGGCCAGCGCACGGCCTCTTGGCTCATGTCCATTCCGGCTCGCTCGGCCATGCGCAAATAATCCATCAGGTAGTAAGAGGTTCGGTTCTGCTTTTTCAGGTAGTTCACGGTGCGTGCCAGTGGCAAATCATTTTCAAGAATATTTGTCGCGTCCATGGCGTCCACGCTGTCCAGCAGGTAGAATAACTCCTGCTGTGTGTTGCATCCGCGGTATTTTTTCCATAGCTCCAACTTTTCCAGGCCGTAGCCTCTTTCTTTCAGCGCCCGGGCCTCCGCCTTGTTCAGGCCCAACATCTGTGCCGGGCGGGTTTCCTTCCAGTTTATCCACGGCAGGCGCGGCAGGGGGCAGATACTCGTTGGAATGTAGCTTCCTACGTTTTTCACCTCTCGGCGGATGCCGTCCGCCACCAACCACGCAAAGCCTGCGGTTATCAGGTTCTCCACCTGCTGGTGCTTCGCATACAGCCGCAGATACGCCACCGGGTAGAAATCGTTCTTTTCGTAGCTCTGGTCCAGGTACTCCCACAGCTTGGCGTTTTCCAGCGGCGTGCCGTCCAGGCTGGGCCGCCCTTCCGCACCATCATAAAAATAAGGGCAGGTCAGGCGATCTTCAAAGCGCTTGTTCTGCTTCCATTCTTCCAGGCGCAACATATTCCAGTACAGCCCGCGCTTGTAGTGTGCCAGCTTCACCGCACAGCCGCCGTCCACAATGTAGGCTTCATAGGCGTTCTTGTACAGTCTCTCGCCGCCCACAAACTGCCGCCGCTCAACGCACCATTTTGTCAGCATCAGGCAGCCCGCCGCAACGGTCGGCACGACCATAAATTTCTGTTCCGTCCGTGGCAGGTCCGCCGCGCTTCGTAAAACGACTTTCTTTCCGCAACTCGGGCAAAAAATCACATCGTCGTTTGACCTTTCAACAACTTCGTTGAAATCCGCATCATAGTAGCGGATTCTCCTTCGTCCGAACTCATTTTTCTTGCTGTCGCTCGGCAGATATTCGGCCAGCATTTCTTTCTCGCACTCGCTGCACCACAGCAGGGCGGGGCGTTTGTGGAAACTTCCGCGTAAATCCATGTAAAAGTCATCGTCGCGGGTTCTGGCGTAGGCTTCTTCAAAGCCGATGCACTTAAAACTCATGTGGCCGCTGTCCAACAGCTCTTGCCGGACCATTTCGGCTACCAGGTCGGCGGGCGGTTCTTCCGGGATCATGGCCCGGTATTCTTCCGTGGTTCTCATGTCGGGCACTCCTTTACAGAAAATCCGTCACGCTGATTTTCTTCCGCCGCGCGGCAGATTCCGCCGGGGCGGGGGAGTGCGTATTTTCGATGCCGTAGAACTTTCGGATAATTCTATCCGCGTCCTTTGGCCCGCAAAAACCGCCGTTGTCCCTTGCAAAATCGTGGATTTTCTTTTCGCATTCGGCAATGCCCATACTGTCCTGTTCCAGGTCCTTCACCACCAGCGCGGCGGCGTCCTCGTCGTTTTGAAGCATATCCTTCAGCTGTTCACCCACGCACCACACCGGGCCTAGTGCATACTGTTCTGTCTGCTGTGCCGTTATGAGCTCCACGGCCTTTTCAACGCTTGTCATCTTCAGCGTCTCCTTTCTTATTTACCACGACCATGTAGATCGTTGGTTCCAGTTCGTCATCCTCGTGGGCGGCCTGCTCACGCTGGGCGTTTTGGTAGCCCACATCCTGGCCGCTGCACCAGGCCGCATACAGGCCGATACCGGCCACCAGCAAAATCAGAAATACCATGTTCTTCCACTCTTTTCTTGTAAATTGGCGGTGCGTGCCGGGTCCGGCCCGGCTCGCTGCGTTGCTTGGGACAGCGCCACGCACCATGTAAAAAAGCCGGGCGGTGCGGCTGATGCTTGCCCTTCGCCGTCCGGCCTTTCAGTATTTTTACGCCATCTGAGTAGGTATAGAGAATGGAGAGGATTCTATTTGTGCCTGTGCTTTCTGCCGCCTTCCAGCGGCCGAAAGCGCGTTTCTTGCAGCACTGTCGGATTGCCCTGCATCACAGCAGGGAAGAGCTTTTCCGGCAGCTTCTTCCGCGCGTCCGGGTCAGTCTCACGCCGGGCCTTCTCGCTTGGGTTGGGCGCGTAGCTCTTGCACGTCGCCTTCAGCCCATTGCAGGCCCGGCACTCCGGGTGCGTGATTTTAAATGTGTACAAACACTGCTGCATAATCATTCAACTGGTTCCATCCTTCCGCAGGTGGTGTCGCCGCGTGGACAGCGCCGCGCCCGGTGCATCCACCGCAGATACCACGCCCCGCCGGGCGGTTCTGCAATAATTTCAATCTTCACGTCGTTCCACTACTTTGTTAAATCACATCCAACTTTCCTGTGTCATCCGCCTATACACGACATAGCCGGTATGGGCGCTCCGTATCCCTGCTTCGCGGCTTGCTTTTGCCATGGATACGCCGCTTTCAACCTGCTTCACAAACCGCTGCGCCTTGGCCGGGTGCAATTCTTCCCAGCGGCGTTTCCGCGCGGGCCGCGGCTTTTCGTCAAGATTCAGGGCGTCGATAACGTCCTGCTTTCTGCAAGCGTGCAGCTCGGCCACCTGCTGGACGTTCCTGCAATGTATCCAGTCCCACTTCATGATGTCCAGTTCTTCACGGCTGAACTGTTTTTCCACTATCAGTGCCGCCCTTCCTGCAAAATCTGCTTGGCAGCCTGGCCCATGCAGAACAGTGTCAGCCCGCCCACGGCGCAGCACACGGCTGTCATCACCGCGCCCAGCACAGCGGCCACGCCGCCGTGCATACTGCCCAGCATAGCCACGGCCAGCACCAGCAGGTACACACCGCACAGCTTGCCCACGACCCAGACGCCCACAAGAAATTCCTTCGCGTATTTCATACGATACCCCGCTCCTTCATCCAGTCTGCCAGCAGTTTTGTGTACACTGTGTAGCAGTCATTTTTCAGATGTTCGCCGCGCGTCACAATCTCGCCGAAAGGGTAGACGCCCTGGGCGATACCGGCCCGCATCTTTTCAACGCCCATCTGCACGCCGGATCCTCTCAAAACCCTGCACGCCATCTGTACTGATATCGTCGGCTTGTCCACTTCGGTGATTTTCATGTTCCGCGCTCCTTTGTGTTTGTTCCTTTGGTGGTGCGCTGCGGAATTGAACCGCGTCGGTCGGGTCACGAGCCCGCCCGCGAACCATCGGCGCACCTCATGTGGGCCGCCCGGAATAGGGAATGGACCGGGCGGCCAGGCTTTGCGCAGCGCGGAACAGGCCCGCTGCGCTGCCTCTTGTGCGGTGCAGAGAAAGTAAAGAGAGCACCGCGCCTGTGCATTCCCCGCACAGCCGGGGGCTGCCGAACTTACCCGCCGGGCAGCCGCGGGAGAAAGGTTGTGCGGTCCATTGCATGGACCATCCGCCCCGGGCCTCTTGCAGCCGTCGGCGGCTCATATGCCCCGCCTGGGCGGGGTCATTGCTGTTTAGGGGAATCGTCCAGCATGGCACCGACGAACAGTTCAAGTTCCGGCGGTATCATGCCGCCGCGCTGCATCAGCAGCAGACATTCGCGGTACGCCTGCACCATGCCCGCCAGCTCGGCCGCGCGGCAGATTAGCGCCCCGCGGGTTCCGGCGTTGCGCACGCCGTTTGTCTCGTGCAGGGTCTTACGGTACAGGCGTTTGCTCTGCACCGCATTTTCTACGATTTCCTGTACGGCGGCGGTTTTCTTGTCTACTCGGTCGCCTCGTTTCATGCTGCGCCGCCGTTCTTGTTTTCCTTCTCGCGGGCCTCCGTCACCAGGGCCGCGCCCTGGATCACATGGCCGATTTGCTCCTGCGCCTTCTCGGGCAGCTTTTCCAGCTGCTCCAACAGGTTCCGGGAACGATTTTCCTTGTCACTCATAATTTCAGCTCCTTTTTGTTGTGGGCAATAGGGATTATCTGTTGGACATTTTCACCCACTTTGTATTCTTCCAGCAGTTTTGCCGCCGTGGCGGGGTGGACGGCAATGCGCAGTTCGTCCATTTCGTTGTCAATCCACCAGGTCATGACCGTGGCTTTCAGCACATCCTTCGGCATGGCGTGCCAGTCTGTCCAGGCCGTGTGTTCCAGCACAAGACCCGGCCCATGCACGCCCACGTACTGCGGCACGCGGCGCATGGTGTTCAGCAGGTCAAAAATTTTCATGCCGTGCCGCCTTGGAACAGCCTGCGGTGCTTCATGGACTGGCGCATCTGCAACCACGTTCCCCGCGCAATGCAGCGCAGTTCAATTTCCAAATCTTCCATGTCGCCCGCCATGTTCGCGCCTTGGAACAGCATGGCAATAAGTACATTCTCGTTGCTTGCGTTCGGCACATCCTCCCGGGCAATCTTCTGGCATACCAGAAAGGCTTTCTCGGTTTGCCTGTACTTGGAACTGCCGATAGCCTCCATCAAAATTTTAATGCAGCGTTTCCGTGTCATAGCTTTACCTCCACTTAAACTTCCAGCTTCTTCCATTGGTACAGTTTTCCGTATCGTTCCAGATACCAGCTTTCAAACGCGGCCCGGTGGTCCGCGTCCTTAAAGTAGTCCGCCACGATACCGCCCAGCAAAGAGCAGACCGCCGTCTGCTGGGCCTTGTATTCGTTTGCAATCTGCATTTTTTCACCTCTTTCAGCAGGCGGAAATAGGCTGATTGTGTCTGCCATCCCCGCCGTCTATGGTGTACAGCACCTTTTCCAGCGTTTCATCATCCACCTGCAAGCACAGCCGGTCTCGCTCAACGCGCCATGTAAACAGCTTCGTTTCCACAAGCAGCTCCGGGATTCGGTTGCGTTTCACCCAATAACCGCTCATGTCGTCGTCATGCCGTCCGTAAAATCTGTACGCAGCAAATCCATTGCCGCAGGTGTTCAGCAGATCAAAAACTTTCATCGGTGTTCACCTTCTTTGCCCGGGCCGCCTTTTCTGTGCTACAATGGCAGCAAAGCAGAAAGGACGTGTTTTTATGGAACTTACCCCCGAATACTATAAAGCCCTTCTTCCGTTTCGGAATTCTCCGCAAACTGCGGATGATCCGCCGGAAATCTATGATGACCTTATTTCTTGCGGATGGATTTCCGCTGTCGGATGCACCACCATGGATTACAATGGGTCCGTACAGGTTTATGATAACTGCTGGGCCATCACGCCGCAGGGGCGCATGGCCCTAGCCGCGTATGAAAAGTCCGTGAAGCACGACGCCGACGAAAAACGACAAAACCGCATTACGAATTACTTTTCTGCAATAAATATCGGCGTCAGTGTGTTTTCTTTCGTTCTCGGCCTCTTGGCCGACCACTACTTTGGTGTCGTGGCCTTCGTCGAGGCGTTTTTCCATCTTGGTTGAATACATTCTGATTCACCGCCCTTACCGTCTCAGCAACATTATTGCAAGTGCGATAATGGCGGCCGTGTTCAGCACGTTCCAAAGCCCGAAGCAATGCCGCATGTTTCGTCCTTCTCTATCGGCGTATTCGTCTCTGCTTTGCAGGCGCTTGTCTATCGTATTCTTTGTGTATAGCCTCACACCGTTGATTTCGATTTCCTCCGGCGGATTCTGCCGCATTTCATCAATCAACCTGTCTGCATGGGTACAGTATCTCATGTCTTGTTCACCTCCTGGGGTATGGAATATAACTTGCCCACGCCGCCCCACCTGTGCTACAATGCAAACAGGAAAGGGGGTGTTAGTTTTGCCTTTAAAATCGTTCGTTCGGCTTACCGGCAATGAAGATTTGTTCGATCGGTACTTCTTCGGCTTGGCGGCGTATGATTACCTTGTTTCTCAAACCGGCTCAAAAAACTGGTACGCGGTCTCCTGCATGGAGGATACCAACGCAGTGTATCTTATCGATTTTTCTGCGTTCGATACCGACGCGCCGCACGCGTTTGTGACGGTTTCTCTCGACGGTACCCAGTGGGTGTTTCATCTTCAAGGCGGTCGCTGACCAGCTGCATTTTGTAGAATCCGCGCGGGCCTGCAATCGGCTTTTCGGCAAGTACATATCTGCCGCTGTATGTGTGGCGCACATTGTCCAGCAGTTCAATTTGTACGCGGCCTGCATCGGTTTTGCTTACCCGGACGCATCCGCCGTCTTTCAGCAGATGGATCAACAGTTTTTTTCGCATCATCCGCATAGGCCTTTCCAGCGCCATGCGGATTTTTATATGCGTGTTCAGCACTGCCAGCGTCACGGCGCTCTCAAAGCTCGTTTCTTCCCAGCTCATGCGTTGTTCACCTCCTGGGGTGGGAAATGTACAGCAAAACTTGCGAAAACTAAAGTTTTGCTGCAAAAAAATAATCCGGAATTTCAGCATCCGGGATCATAAGAACCTGGCACAATGCACGGATTTCCGTCTGGGTGAAGTCGGTATGGCCGCGCAGCTTTTTATTAAGTGTTGCAGGTGATACGCCAATTTCTTTGGCAACATCGTTCTGCGTCATGCCGTATGCTCGGATACGTCCGAGCAGGTTCAAGTAGTCCATTGCTATCGCCTCCTTGCCTATACTTTACCACTTGCGAAAACTAAAGTCAATATGTTTTCTAAAGATTTTTTAAAAGTATCTTGCGTTTTTTATAAAATAGCGCTATACTGAACACAAGATATGACGGAGGTACGAACAATGAAGCAAAGCAATTTTGCCGCTCGGCTTTCGCAGGCACTTGATGCGCGAAATATGAAAGCAGCAGATCTCTCAAAGAAAACGAAAGTTTCTGAAGGAACTATAAGCTGCTATATAAATGGGAAATATGAAGCAAAGCAAAATAGAGTGCGAACTTTTGCTGAGGCCTTAAATGTGAACCCTGCCTGGCTTATGGGCTATGATGTTCCTATGGATAATGATGCGCCTACCATTCCCGCCGGTTTCGAGCCGCTCCCCGAAATGACCACCATCCCACTGGTCGGCTCCATCGCCTGCGGTACGCCCATCACCGCCGAGGAAAACATTGAGGCCCGCATTGGTATCCCTGCCGCCTGGAATGCGGATTTTGCGCTTACCTGCAAAGGGGACAGCATGGCCCCGCGTTACCAAGACGGCGATGTCGTCTGCATCCGCTGTCAGCCCGAAGTTGAAAACGGCCAGATCGCCGCCGTGCGAATAGGGGAGGAGGCCACCCTAAAACGCTTCTACCAGGAAGGGGAGACCGTCACGCTGGTCCCTGTCAACCCTGCCTACACGCCGCTTGTCTACCGCGGCCCCGAACTGTCCGACATCCAAATAGAGGGCCGCGTCGTAGGCTTTTGCCGCGGGGAATAAAGGATACACAGTAAAAAATTTATATACAATATTGACAATCCTGCGAGGTTTGGCATATAATAATGGCATGATACAGACCTCGCCGCGCCTCTCAACGATGCGTACCATGGCGGGGTCGTATTTTTTTAGGTGAAAATCATGAAAGAACTAAAAAAGCATCTTTCTTTGAGTGGACAAGTCGATTTGTTGACTTCTCGCGGTCTGATCGTGCGTGATAAGCAGGCTGCCATGCGCGTACTGTCCAATATAAATTACTACCGCTTCACAGGCTACCTGCACGGCTTTAAAGTAAAGCCGACCGGCCGTTACCGGGATGGAACGACCTTTGAACAGATCCATTCCCTTTACCGCTTTGACCAACAGCTTACACGCATATTGATGTATGCGCTGGAAGATATCGAAGAAACATTCAAAACGCGGTTTTCTTATACGCTTACCGGGAATTTCCCGGACGAACCGCTGATTTATCTCCAACCTAAAATTTATCGGAACGGTGACGATTTTACCCGCTTTCAGACCTACTTTTACAGGGAAGTGGAAAACAACCGAAAACTTCCGTTCATCAAGCACCACATAGAGCAATACGGCGGGCAGCTGCCTATGTGGGTGGCCGTCGAAATCATGACAATGGGAAACCTGTCTGCCCTATATAAAAATCTGCAAGCACCTTTCCAAAAAGAACTGGCTGCCACATACCAAACCGGTGTGAACCAACTTTCCAGCTGGATTCAAAATATGACCTTCACCCGCAACCATCTTGCCCATTATATGCGGGTTTATGATTTCAATTTTGGCCGTACACCAGTACAGTGCAAAAAGCACCATCGGTATACCGTTACCACCGGGCGGATTTTCGACCAAATTTATGTAATGTCGTTTATGTATTCGGATGACCGGGAATGGAATAATTTCATTCTTCCCGAGCTTGACAAACTGCTTGCGCGGTATGATGTTTTTGTAAAGCCCGAGGCGCTTGGCTTTCCCATAAACTGGAAAGAAATCCTTGCAAAATAAAAAGAGGTTCGCTATGAAAACGTCGAAAGCATTGAGCAAGCTGTTTGGGGCTGTAATGTCCCCGGCTGAAAAGAGCGCTAACCGCCAGTTGGCGCTTATTTCTGCCGCCATTGAAATGTGGCGCGTTGAGCACGATATGACACAGGCTGCTTTTGCGGAGCTTATGGGCGTCACACAGGTTATGGTTTCCAAATGGGAAAGCGGCGAATACAATTTTTCTGTCAAAACGTTGTCGGAAATTAGTGCAAAGATCAATATGCCGCTGGATGTGCTTTTCTCCGGCAATCTTGACTCCCACATATACGAGAGCAGCGAATCGGTATGCAGCAAAACGAAGCCTATTTGAAAGACCATAACGACGACAAAGAATAAGCCAACCCAGCCGCATCCGTTTAAGACTGCGGCTGGTTTGCTGCGTGCGTAGGACACTTTGCATTAACTGCAAAATTGAAATTTCGGAGGTATCGGCATGAACGGTGAAATCAAAAATGTGGTGCTCTATCTCCGCTATTCCAGCGCCGCTCAGAACGAACAGTCGATTGAGGGACAGCGCCATGTCTGTCAAGAATACTGCCGCCGCGCCGGCTATCAGGTCATGGACGAATACATTGACCGCGCGACTTCTGCATCCCACAACGTAGAAAAGCGGCTCAACTTCCAACGGATGCTGCGCGACGCCGAGCGTGGCCGCTTTGACGCGGTGGTCGTATACAAGCTGGACCGCTTCGCCCGCAACCGTTATGATTCTGTCAACGCCAAGTATCGGCTGAAAAAGGCCGGTGTCGTCCTGCTCTCCGCCACCGAGAACCTGTCGGACAGCCCGGAATCCATCATTCTGGAATCGGTGCTGGAGGGCATGGCAGAGTTTTATTCAGCAGAGCTTTCGCAAAAAATCACCCGCGGTATGAAAGAGACAGCACAAAAGCACCTCTCCACCGGCGGCACGGTTCCGCTTGGCTACCGCATCGAAAACCGCCGCTTGGTCATCGACCCTACAACCGCGCCCATCGTCAAGCAGGCGTTTGAAATGTACGCCGCCGGGCATACCGTCACGGCCATTGCAAAGCAGTTCAACGCCAGCGGCTACCGCACCAGCAAGGGGACTGCGTTCAACCGCAGCAGCTTTAAATCTATGTTCCACAATGAGCGCTACATCGGCATATACAAGTACGGCGCGTACAAGGCCGAAAATGCCGTCCCCGCCATCATCGACAAACAACTTTGGGACGCTGTGCAAAGCCGGCTCTCGCACCCTGCGCCGCCGTCGCAAGGCAAAGCGCAAGTGCCGTTTTTGTTGGCAGGGAAACTGTTCTGCGGCCACTGCGGCGCAAAGATGAACGGTGACAGCGGCAAGGGCCGCAGCGGTGAGCCGTACTATTACTACACCTGCTATAATCGCAAGAGGGAACACACCTGCCACAAGAAATCCGTCCGCAAAGAGTGGATAGAAAAAGTTGTCGTGCAGGATGCAATGCACCTGCTGACCGACGACTATATAGAGGAACTGGCCGACATTGCCGTGCAGGAGAATCAGCGCCAGATTGCGGCCACTACCAAAATCCCCCTGCTGAAAGAAAAAATAGTGGAGACGGAAAAGTCGATAAACAACATCATCACCGCTATTGAAAAAGGTGTCGCATCCGACACGCTCATGCACCGGATCACCGGCTTGGAGCGGCAGAAAAAAGACTACGAGAATCAGCTTGCCGCAGAGGAAACCAGCGCCATCCAGCTTGACAAGTATATGGTCATCTACTGGCTGGACCAGTTCAAGCACGGCGACGTGGACGACGAGCGCTTCCGCCGCAACCTAATCAATCTGCTTGTCAACTCCGTCACCATCTGGGACGACCCCGACGGTGGTTTCCGCATCACCACCGCCTACAACCTAACCGACGCCCCCACCAAAACTTTCCGCGTTGAGGCCCTTCCCGGTTCGGATATGGGGAGTAGTAGTCCACCACAAAGACCTGTCAGAGAAATCTGA